CGCGTCTTCTACGCCAATCGCCGTACCCGTGCGGCCGACGTACCGCGGAGGTTTACGCGCATTGATGACGGTGCCAATCTTGGCGCCCTCAATTGCGAATTTGCTGCTGTACTGGCGGTTCACCCGGTTCGTGAAGGCCAGATTGTTAACGAGCACGCGCAGTGCCTCGTTGGTGATCATGCTGATAGTTAAAAGTGTATTTGCCATCTAATTTGTCCTCGGCCGCGTGACTTAACGCCCGCCGCCCTTCTCGCGCCAAGCTTTAAACTCCCGAAAGTCCATGTCCTCCGGCTTTTTGGTGATGGTACTTTTACCACCGCCAACCGGCCGGATAGGTTCGGGAGCATTGCTTAGCTTCAATTGTTTTTTTACCGGCCCCGCAGCCGGCAAACTGTCTTCTACCTTACCGAGAGCACGAATTGCCGCCACAGCGCCCAGGCCTGCTATTCGCTTCGCTTCGTCAGGGTTTTTGCCCAGCCAATAGGCCAGATCCGCCCCGCGCTCGCTCTCCAATATCGCTTGCTGCATCGCCACAGTGACCGTCAGGTCCTCGCGAGACACGACCGCATCGTAATCCTCATAAGCATCACGCGCCGCGTCCTGGCGCTCTTTCCACATCGACGCCACTTGGACCGCTTGCGCTTCCTGCTTCTGATTCTCAGCCGCTACAAGTTTCACCGATTCGCGCTGCTCAACTTTCCAGTCAATCAACGCCTCGCTGTAGTCCTCGTAGGTGTCGAACTTGTCCAGGGTTGGCTTTTGTACAAACGGCGGCGGCTCAACAAACCTTGCTGACGCGGCCAAACGAGCCTCGAGTTCCCGCTTATCGGCCGTCAGTTGATCGATTCGGCGTTGGTAGCCGCCCTTTCGCTTTTCCTTGTCAGCCTCCGGCGCTTCCGCGTCCTTGGCTACCGCTTCGGCCTCTGCCTCTGCAGACTCATCAGACGCCGCAACTATTGCGTCATCAGCCTGCAAAGCAGGGCTAGCCGCTTCAATCTGTTCTTCCGTATCTGTCGTGCTTTCGATTGTCGTCATTGTTCCCAATGGATTATGCGCGGCGTATATCTAGCCCACCGCTGGGCCGGGTTGCCCGTTTACCGGGTCATCAGGCAGGCTCATCAGCTGGCCTAGCCGCTGATTCACCGCTTGAATCTCTGCATTCAGCATTGCCATGCCTTCTTGGCTGCTCAATCGTGCCTGCGTATCAAGCATCTTGACCTGAGCGTTCAACGTCGCAATCCGCTCCTTGCTCTCGGTCTCGATACGCTTCGTTCTGATCTCTTCACTGGCCGCGTCTAGCGCTTGCGTCAGCTGCTGATTCTGCTGCTGCATCGCCGCCATTGCCGCCTGATGCTGCGGCGACATCTCCGGTTCGGCCCCTTCCTGCACATCCTGCAACTCTGGCGGCAACATCTTCTTCAAGCGATCCGCAATCTGCGCGGCGCCCGGCCAATCCATGGAACGGACCAACAAATCGCCCGCCACCTGCATGATGGGCGGATACGATTTCGTCAGGTCAATCATACTCGCCGCGGCTTCCTGCCTCTGCGTCTGATAAGTCGGGCCCACGCTGATCGTGACGTCGTACTTGCCCGCGGTCAGATCGTAGATCACCTCCTTGCCGTCCTTCATCGTCGGCTGATTGATGCCTACCTGTTCCTGCGTATTGTCTGGCTTCAACAGTCGGATCACCCGCGCCGTGTCGTAGTGATACGGGATCAGATCCACCATAATGCGGCCGGCGTGCTTGATCGACCGCGCAAGATTCGACGCAAAGTTGCTGTTAGCGACATCGCTTTCACGCTGCCGCGCCAAAATAGCCCGACCGCTCTGCTGCGGCCCAGCCTCGCCCAGCGACGCATCGTAAATGCCCATCGTCGCCTTGACGTCGTTGTCCGCTTGGCGAATGGCCATCATAATAGCTTGGATCGGCGCTTCGTACGACTGGCGCTGCGGCGCCGGAGCCAGCATGCCGCCCAAAGACTTTGGCTTGTATTCAATGTAAGCCAAGTTGCGCTGGTTTAACGACGCCCACTGCTGCTCGCGGCCCTCAAACTGCCCTTCGGCCCCGATAAACGGCGTCTTGGGAGCCATGGCAATCGCCTCAGTTTCGGCCGACACCATAAAGTTATAGCGCCGCGACGGGTCCATCGCATTGCGCACCATGCCAATGTAGTGCCGCTTCCCGTTAACGTTCACTTCCTCGCCAAACACCGGGATAATCGGAATGTACTTGCCGGCCCACTCGCTGCGCTCTAGCACCTCGACGCCGTTAATCTTCGCCATGCGGATCACGCGACGCTCTACGCGGCGCTCTCGCACGACAAACGGCATCACGGCGTCCATTTGATCCGCGGGAACCTGGCTTTTGAACACTTTGTTGCCGTCTTCCAGCTGCAACAGCGTGTCTGGCTTGGTTTCCACGTACCAATACTCAGCAATGCGAACGGAATCCTGCGTAAACCACGCTCTCGCATCGTCACCAATCGTCGCGAAACTCATGCCAGAATTGACGGCCTCGGCCTTCGGATATCGCGCCTCAAACTCGTCGCGGCTCATGTCGTCGACGATAAACGCCCATTCTGAATCACGCCGGTCTGGCTCCATCGCGTACGGGTCCATGTACACCGTAAACGGGTTTTCAATCTGCTTAATGACGATGTCCTGCTCGAAGCTGTCCTCGTCGCAATACTCCGTTATGATGCGAAAGTAGCCAAACCCAATCGTTACGGCAGACTCAAACGCCCGACCGTACGCCACCGAAGCGTCGCTGGACACCTCAATATGACGCGTCAACCCCTGGATCACCTCGGCCGTCTCCACATCCGCGCCAGAATCGACAGGGTTGACCTGCACGCTGGCCGGTGACTGCCGTTGCTCATTGGTCACCTGCCGGATGAACTGCGGAATGCGATTGATGACCAACGCCGGCCGACCGTCCAGGCGCCGCTGCTGCACCATCTCCGGCGGCCACTGCACCCCGACGCGAAACTCCAGCTCCTCCAACCCGCGTTGGCGCATATCAGCTTCAGCGTCAACAGCCAACTTGAAACGTTTAAGCGCGAGTTCTAGGAATTTGTCGTCGGTCGTCATGTCATCCAGCCGCCTGTACTATTATCTACCACATATTCTCGGGCCGCGGCCCTCTGCACTGGCTTGGTGATCGCTCGCGCAAATCCGCCATTGACCAAATACCGACACGCGTCCATCATATGATCGTGCTCTTTGACCACTTTCCCTTTCTCGTCTCGACGATACAAACGGAACTCTTGCCGCCAGTTGCTCAACGACTCAAACACGCGCAACCGCCCACCGCTCAACCGCTGCCACATCTCAAACAATCCAGCCTCAACGGCGTTATCGGCCGGCTCCAGATCAAGTCCCAAGTCAACGTACTTTTGCATCAGCTGCAAACCGTCGCTCTGCCCGCGGCCGCGTGCCGCTGGATCAATTACGCCAGGAATCCACGCGCCGCGGCTTTTGATCGATTGCGCATGCACGACTGGCTCGGCCTCGCCGCGGTAATGCTCAGAGTACAGATATACCGTGTCGGTGTCGCGGTCCAGCGCCCCCCATATACAAGCAGTGCGGTTCCAGCCAACGTCCAAGCCATACGCCCGCGGCCAATGCGCCGGAAGGTCAAAATCCTTGACCACAACGTCGGACTCCGGCACCGGGTAGATAGCGCCGCTGCCCAACTGCGGAACGCCCTTGGATCGTGCATCGCGCTGATGCGGCGGAATGGCGGCCAACAGCTCAGCCTTCGTCTCCGCGCTCAAATGCGGGATATCGTCCCAGCCGGCCATCGTGCAATGTCGCGACTTGCCAAGCTCGCCCGGCAGCGCAGCCTGCCCACCAGGCAGGAACGAAAGCACCACCTCGCTCAAGCCTTGCAGCGGCGTGAACGTTGTGTACAGCAGGCCGTTCGTCGTCATGGTGCGCAAGAGGCATTCTGTATAGATGTCCTGCGGACACTCTTCATCCGCCCACACAACGTCCTGCGCCGTGCCCTGGAAGGCCTCGCGCCGCTGGTCATAGCTCTTGAAATTCAACACCGACGTCCCGCCGCTGACATGCTTGACGTACACCAACTCGACCGCGTCGGCCAGCCCCGTCCTCGCCGTCGTTTTTCGGATGGAATCGCCAGGTATCATACCTGTTCCATACGATCCCGGGTTCCCCAGCATCACCGCTTGCAGGATGTCGCGCACCGTCTTCGACGTGTCGCCCGCAGCCCATGCCTTCACGGGTGCCGCAAACCTCCGGCCCTGCCACCAGGCAGGATAGTCCCCGGTAAGGTGCAACGCCGTCTCGTAGCCACCCATCACGGTCTTGCCGCACCGGTTGCCCATGATAGCCGCACGCTCGCGGTGCGAAGCGCCGGCCTCGAAAAATTCTAGATGCTTGGCGTATAGCTCGCGCCGCAGCGGCCCGCTATCGGGATAATACGACAACACCCGCAAACGCGCCCGCCGCAGCCTCTCAGCCGCGATCAGCGTCGGGTCCAGCAGCTGCGCTAGCGATGCCGGCGAGTGTGGCAAGTTGCTCCTCCGTCAGTTTGGACAGATCAACCGCGGTGCGAATCGGGCCGCCGCCTGGACCGCTCAATTCGCCGCGCCATGTGTCGCGGTACGTGTTAGGATTCGCGCCCTTCATCAAAAACATAAGCAGCGTGTCGCTGTACTTGCGGATCGTGCCCACCTGCGCCCCGCCGTGAAACACTGGCTCATCGACCCCGCCGTGGCCCCGCCGGTACGCTTCGGCCTCCAGCGCCTCGCAAGCCATCGCCCAGGCCTTGGCGCGAGCGACGCAGTAGTCTGGGTCGTCCTGACGCCAGTTCCAATCAGTCATCCGATCAATATCAGCCTGCTTGCACGATTCGGTTACCTGCCCACAACCAGCAAAGGCAACCAAAAAAGCCCTTTTTTTTGGATGTAGAATT